CGATCATCGGTGTATTCGGCGTAGTTGACCTGCATAGGCTCGGCCAATGTTGCGCCGTCAACATCTTGCAGCGAGTAGGTTTCGACCGAAATGCGCGACCCGAGTTTGACCTGCGAGCGGTCTTTCACATCCAGCACGCCAGAGACGATCTTCGGCGGGTCTTTGTATCGCGCCAGCAGGCGTTCGGTCATGACGCCGACAGTCGTGTCGTTGCCGTCCCGGCCAAACCAGCGCGTGGCGATTTCCTTGTAAGCCTCTTGGTCATAGAGGTTTTCCGACAATGCCGCGACGGTCAGCTTGTTGAAATTCTTGGGCGAGAAAGTATCGTCTGTCCAGTCTCTGACGCCGTGATACATCCACAACGCCGAAATCCGCTGATCTTCGGCGCGATTCACATCCGGCGTGCCTTCGATGATGCTTATTTCATCGGTAACGGGGTGATACGTTTCGCCCGGCAATAGCGGCGAATTCACCTTGAACTTGATTTCCTGATCAACCGCATCCCACCAGATCATCACGCCAAGCTGGCACAATTCCCCGAGCAGCGCCTTGACGCCATTTGGTTTAGACAAGATCACCCGGCCAACCGTGAAGCCCGCATACCACGTCTGGTTTTCGTCGGCCCAATCCGCGCTTGGAATAAAGGCCGCGTTGACCGAGGCGTAGATGGTCAGCAGCACTTCCGCCACTTCGTCAATCGTTTCGCCATCGAATACGACGCAAAGCTGCACCACATCATTCGCGGAATGCGTTGCCGCCGTGGTGCCTTCCTGCGCCCGCGTCAGGGTCAGCACATCGCCAGCCCGCGTGTATGCCATGATTTCCCGGCCAATCCGCACAAGGCCGGATGCGGAATACTCAGCCGCGCCAATGCCAGCAGGCACAAGCGTTGCCGTGGTTGCAACGGCGGTCAGGTCGGCAGACAGCTTGCCACGCGATGCGCGCGGGCATACCGCCTTGTCATTGTCGGCAAGGTCAAGCACGTCCTTGGCCGTGATCTGCACCACGCCAGCCGCGTTTGGGCCTGACAGTTCGGACATGACGCAATGTTCTGTTGCCATTGCCGAAGGGTCTTGCCCAACATAGCCACGCTTCACTCTGCTAGCTAGGCCGAGGTAATACGGGAAGCGCGCAAATGTGCGGGCCAATAGCATGCCGCGCCCCTCTGGCGGATAACCAATGCCAGATGCCAGCGCCGCGCCTGAAACCCGCTCTGACTGGTATTTGTCCAACCAGGTATCGTTGTTTGCGCAGTCCTGTAACTTGATCGTATACCGCGCGCGAATACCCAGCGCCGTCGATTTTGGATCAATGCCGGACAGGTTCAATTCGCCGGGACGGCTGGACACCGAAGTCAGGCACGGGAACACGCCCGGAATATCCGGGATGCCTTCCTCGTTCATGGCGAAGGTCATCGTCTTTGTGCCTGCCGCATAGTTGGCAGGGTCTTGGCAGGTAAAGCGGCTGTTGAAGCATTTGGCCTGCCCAGTCGTGCCAAGCACCGCAGCACACGGCGCGGTGCCATATGTCCGCGTGCAATACGGCAGGTCAATCTCAACCAGCGTCAGCGGCTTGCGGCCTAACTCACCCATTTGCGTAAACCCTCGCAGCCATTTTGATTGACATCAGATCGCGCGGCCCGGAATTCTCAGGACGGATCACCCCACCTTCGCGCGCGCAATAGTGCAGGTCTGACGTGTATTTCATCGGACGCCATGCGAAGAAAAACCCCTTGCCTTCACCGAACGCCGTTTGAAATGCCAGCCAATCCGCGCCACGGATGAAAGCCGGGTCAACATAGGTGATATCGGCGGCGATGGATGATCCACGGCTGATCACGCTGGACCCCAACAGATGCCCGCCCACACTGACATTCGATTGCAGTTGCACGTCGGTAGGCGTCAACACGGGCGCGAAGCCCTGATACAGACGGCGCGGAATGATCAGTTCTTCGCCAAGAAATGCCACGCCAACCGACAGCAGATCACCGGCAGTCAGCCCGGTAAACAAAAACCGCCAATACCGCGCCGCGCTGCCAGTGATCGGCATTCTAAACGCAATCGGCTTGTTATCGCCCGGCGTTGTATTCAGGATAGCCGTCCAGTTGGTGTTGTCCGTTGATTTCTGGATCGCCACCGTCGCGCCATGGTCAAACGCATTGTGCGCAGCCAGCGCGGCAAAACCGATATTCACGGCAGACCCAAAATCAAACGACAGGCTGGCCGATGTTGATACCACATCAGGACGCCACTTGTCGTAGGTGGACCCTGCGACCGCGTTCGCCCGCTCGCCGCCTGTCAAAACAGCCGTGCCGCCAAGCGTTGCAGCCGCGCCAAGGTTGCGCCACGCCACGAACGGGTTGTTCTGATAGCCCATGTTGGCTAGTTCGATTTCACGCGTCGTTGTGGTCACAATTGTCATTATGCGGCCCCCACGTTCAAACGCCCGCCATCGCCGAGCCAATCATTCAGGCCGCTGGCAATAGCGCCGATAGTTTCCTGCGTGGGCTGGAAGCCGCCGTAGAAGTTGATGTTTGCCGTGCGGGTTTCTGTAACTCCGCCCCCAGCCGATGCAACAGCCGCAGCACCACCGCCACCACCTCCGCCTCCGCCCTTGATCGCGCTAACCGCCTTCATGCCAGCAGCCAGCACGCTTGCGGCCATTGCCACCCGCTGCAATGGCGTCATGCCACCCGGCGCATTCAACGCTTTCAGATATGCCCCGTAGGCGTCGATCAAGCCCTGCGTTGCTGCAAAGGCACGGCTCATCTTGATCATCTTCTCATTGCCGCTGGCGAAGGCATTAGCCATATCGCCCATGAATTGCCCCGCCTGTTGCAGGCCTGTGCCATAGCGGTAAACGTCAATCGCAGACATGGCGTCGGCGTGCTGTTGCTGCGCCTCCTCCATCATTGCCGCGTATTCTTGCTGCGTGATCAGGCGTTGATCTAGGGCGGATACAAGGGTTTCCTGCTGGCGTGCGAAGCTGTCGATTTGTGCCTGCTCTTGCGTCACAAGGCTGCTTTGCAGCGCCTCCAATTCAGCAATGAGTGGGTTTTCACCGCCGCCGCCGCCGCCACCCCCGCCACCGCCGCCGCCACTACCAACCCCGACGCCCCCGAAAGTGATAGCCTCACCAGTTTCGCCAGATATTACTGGATGCGATGAAACAGTGCCTCTCCCGCCATATTTAGCCAAAGCTAAATTTCCCGGCCTTTGGTCAATGGTTCTCTGGTTCAAGGATTTTTCTGCATTGACGGCAGCGGACGCCTGCGCCTTTGCAGCGGCCCAAATCTTTGATGCAAGAGCCGAAACTGCTGGAAGTGCATTAGTTGCTGCCGCTCCGATGGATGCAACAGCACCAGCCGCAGCAGACGCCGCAGAAGCAACACTAAACATCTCAGTTTTCAGTTCGGTCGTTCTTTGTTTGACCAAAAGCAACTTGCTTTCGCTGTCTTTTAGCGCAACCCAAAAATCAAATTGCGCCTTAGTCATCTGATCAACAGGGCCAACCATTTCCTCAAACCTTGTCCGCATAAGCGAAACAACAGCGAGTTGCTTATCAAGGCTTCCGGCATCTCGCAGCACATTCATTGCAGCGGCCAATTCGCGTGATGCACCAGTTCCCAGGTTTAGGCCGTTTGCCAAGTCCTCGGCTCTGGATACATTCGCCCATGCATTACCATTATACATTTCTAACAATTCGTCTTTTAGAGCTTCCGCCCCATCTGCTAACTCTCGCAGTCCAGCTTGCAGGTCAGCTTGATACAAAGACAAAACTTGCGCGGTTAATGCCCCATATTGCTCTGTCAAAGATGAAAAGTCACCTGCGGCAATCTTTGCGAGTGCCGCCGTATTCGCCAGCGCATCATCTGCTTGGCTGATAGCATCTGCAAATGTTCTACTGGCTTCCGCTCCTCCATTAAGTGCGCCCATAAGCAGCGGCAGCGCAATGCCAGCCAGCAAGCCAGCCGCAGCGCCAACCGCGCCAAACGCCACGCCAATATCAGGCAACTGAATTGCCAGAGCCTGCACGAAATTGCCAGTTGCCATTGTTTGCTGGCCAACCTGCGAAAGCTGTTGAGAAACCCCACGCATGGAGTTGGCAAGGCTTCCACCCGACGATGCAGCTGCGTTGAAGCTGGAAGGGACAGCATTAGCCGCAGCCTGAACCTTGCCGAGCTCTCCGGTTGCCGTTGCGACAGCCGCTTTCAGGTCGCCAGCGTCGCCCGTAATCCTGATATTCAGCGCGGCTAGTTCGGTCATTGTGCGGCCTTCATTTTCTCACTGTGCATCCGTCGCGCCTTGGCCCATTCAGCACTGCTAAATCCGCCTGTCTTTCCGCCCACCCGATCCTCTATCGCGCGGCTTTCCGCAACCTTTGTATCAAACTCAGCCCACCATTCCCACGGCGACATTGCCCAAAACTCGCTAGGCGCAACTCCCCAACTCCGGGCGGCTTGGTAGGCCCGCTTTACAAAAGCCGCCCAAGTCACTCCCCCGGCGCGGCATCCGTCTTTACATCATCAGGCGTCATTTCTTCCGACTTCGGCGTGATGATCATGGCAACATATCGCGCCGCCAATTCCATCGCCTCACGCATGCCCATATCAAACACCATCGCCTGCACAGCCTTGGCGGTGATCTGATGCCCGCCAGCCTTTAGGCCGATACCGATGATTTGCGGCACGTTCTGGACTGTGAACCGAAACTTCGGCGCATATCCAGCCCCCAGCGCAGCCTCAACAGCCGCTTCCCGCGCGATAAACAGCGGGTCTGCAACCTTGTCCGCAATCTCAACGGATGCGTCAAAGGTAGCCGCCAGCGTGTAATCCTCGCCGCCATGCGTGATCGTGAATTTCCGCATCAGGTGCCAGCCGTGTAGGTCACAGCGCCGCTGGACATGAACGTTGCCGAGAACTCAACAGCGCCATCATGCTCGCCGGTCTGCTCAAAGCTGGAAATGAGATACGACCCCGCCAGCGTGCCGGTCGTCGTCGGCAGGTTGACCGTCACAGTCGTAGCCGCCACGCTTGCGGCCATGATTGCCGCCAGCAAGACTTGATCCGACGAAATGCCGCCAACTGTGACTTCCACGCTACGAAGGCCCGGATCGGCCAACAGCACGCGCCAGCCGTCATCGTCATCCGTGGTTACATCGACGTAATCATTGGTTACGGTGTAACCCTTGGTCCGCACACCAACCAGCGTGGTTGTGGCGTAATCAATCGTTAGTGCTCTGCCGTTTGCGCCTGCCATTTTAAGACCCCTTCTGAATGGTCAATCTGTAGCGTTGAATTCCGTGCTTTGTGACCCCATCAGGATCGGTCATTGCCTCGGAAAACTCATGCAGGCAATCTAGCACAACATAGCCTGCTTTGGAAAGCGCGGCGCGATTAAGCCGGTCGTAAGCGGCTTGCATGATTGTCTTGACTTGATTGAAACCTTCGGCGCGAGACCAGAAGTGCAGCGACACGGTAATTGTTGCGCCAAGCTGATCATCGGTATCAAATGCCACCGCCGTATCATTGCCCATCACAACATAGGGAAATGACGTATTAGGCGCGCCCTCTGGCAAATACGGCGCGGTATCGAATAGCGACACGCCGCTGCCTAGATTTCCGGTCAGGCGGGCGAAAATGATTTGTTGCGCGATATTTAGGAAGCTCATTTGACCATCGCCTCTATTCGCAGTTTCAACTCTTTCTCAATGCCGATCTTGGCCCGCTCGAATGACGGCATAAGCCAAGGCCGAGCGGCCATCCGGCTTGTGCCAAATTCCAGCCATGCGCCGTGAAGGATGGACGTGCCAACCGTTGCCATCATTGACCCTACCGTTGCAAGGCTAAGGCCAGCCATGCGAACATTGATTGCAAGTTCGCCAGTGTCGCTTGCTGGATATTGCCCCGGAGCGGATGCGGTATGTGTGCGGCGCGGGTTGTATTTCTTATATGTCCTGCCACCGCCGCCACTATGACTGATGCCAGCAACAGCCAAAGCATGGGTATCTGTTGCCAGATCATTGATTGTCTCTAGCACTACATCATCGGTATCAGCGCCCAGCGCCTTAAGCTGACCTAGAAGCTGCGCCATGCCATCCAGCTTGATCCCGATAGTCGTCACGACGCCGCCCCATCAGATAGCCGCCAATCCAGCCAGCGGCCCACGCCATCCGCATCGACCACGCCCAGCACCGCGTATTCTTTGCCATTCCAAATCACGCGCTGCGCCGCAGATGCGCCCGCGAAATGCCGCGTTACCATCTTATAGGTATTCCCCGGCGCTGACCGCATGAAGCCCCACTTCTCAGACCCCGGCGCTGCAGTAATCATCGCCCGCGTTGCTGATCCTGAAACCGTAGCCCATGACGTTGTAAAGCCGCCTTGCCCATCCGCTGTGCGCGTCTTGGCTTGGATCGTTACCGCGTGCCGCAGCGCGCCAGTGGGGTATTTTGCGCAGGTCATTCAAACCCCATCTGATCAAGCCGCCGATACGACGCCAGAGATGCCTTGCACGCGGCTGGCATATCGCACCCCTCACGGCATTCATACATAGCCGCCACATGGGTTTTAATCGCGTGCAGGATGGATTGCGGGATAGGCGTGGTGCCAGACACATAGCGGATTGCCACGGCATCCACGCGCCGCAGATCGGTCGGCCATGACGCGCCCTCATACAGATAGAGGCGGCTGGCATCATTCCCGTAATTGGCCGATGAAAACACCGTCGCAGCATTGTCGCGGCCATAGGTCGTTACCGATGTGATGGACGCCACCGGACCAAATGGCAGATCAATCGTATCCGGCGTGCCTTCCAGAAATGGGATCGAAACCAGATGCACGCCACCGCCCAGCCGATCCAGCCGATCTGTGTTATATCGCGGGAACCCATCCATGCGGATTTCCAGCGTCTCAGCCACAATCGAGCGGCGGCAATACTGGCGAACCGCATCGGCGGCGGCATAAATAAACGCCTCGATCATCGCGTCATCTGCCGATCCTTCAAGGTTAAGAAAGGCCTTCATATCCGCGACAGATACAGGCAGTGTTGCAGGCGGCGTAATGATTGAGACGGTGCGGCGGTTTGTCATATGATCCCCTGCGCTTAGTGAAGGGGCGAGATAACCCGCCCCTCTGCTAAGATCAGGTCGCGGCAGTCGCGGTGCCGATGATCGTATTCGGCTGCGACATGCCGGAGTGGCTGCGACGGCCAACCACATACACCACAGCATCGGAAAGCGTGGTGCCGGTAGCGGAAACGCGAACGTAGCGCTTGCCACCGATATAGCCCAGAACTGCCGACAGCTTGTCGTCGTCGGTGTCCAGCGTGGTTGTCACGGATGCGGTAGCGTTAACAGCATCGCCGGTTGCCACATCGGTAAAGCTAACCGCCGTGGTGACATCGGCCTCTTGCAGCTTAGCGGTGAAGCCGGATGCAGTGCCAGCGTCGGTAACGGTCGCATTCAAGAATGCGATGTCAAGCGAGTTGTAGCCCTGCATATCGACCAGCGAAGTGGTGACGGTCGAGGTGCCGGAAAGGGTCAGCTTGCCAAGCACAACCCAAGAGGCGTCGTTCACAGTGTCGAATTTTGCCATTTCGGTTGCTCCTTACGATGCCGAGGCTTTGACGAGTTTGATCGCGTCGAACGAAGTCACATCGCCGCCAGTCCGACGGCGCAGACGGAAAACCGTATACGGGTCAGCGGTGAAGGGGTCGCGCAGCACTTGCAGGCCGATGCGATCCAGCACGGTATAGCCGCGCCCGAAGTCGCCGTATGCCGCAATCAGGTTGCTGCCAGTGCCGATTGCCTGCATGTCGTCGCAGAAAATCACGCGCTTGCCGAGCAGCTGCATTGCGGTGTTGCCGTCTTTCAGCAGGGTCTGTCCAAAGTAGAAGTTGTCGGCCCCTTTCAGCTTCAAGACCGCGCCGAACGAGGCGCGCTTCATCAGCCAAACTGCTTGCGCCTGGTAGTCTTCTTTCAGCGCGGCTTGCGCGTCGATCAGACCGTCAGCGGTGAACGTGGTGGCAGCACCGGAAGCGACCTGTTCCACCTTGTCACGCTCGTAAACGCCAGCCGACGCCCACGCCGCATAGGTCAGTAGGCCGCGCGGCTTGTTGACGCCATTGCCGGTGAAGAATGCCGTGTTTTCCGACCGCGCGATTTTGTCAGCGCCCTTGCCTTGCAGCCAGTTTGCCAGATCGAAATAGGCGTCCTCCAGCATGTCCGCCGTGGCGTTCATCTTGGCGGTGATGTCGTGCGCAACGATTTCTTTCTGGCCCACGTCCGGCGTGTCTTCGGTGGCGATTGCGCGCTCACCCGACCATTCCGCCGAACCCTCATCGTCGTCAATCAAGAACGTGCGGGACTTGGTGCCGGTCTGTTCGACATTGGCGACAAGGCGGATCGGAGAGGTTTCAAACACCCGGCCAACCACGGTTGCCGACATTTCCGGCATCACCAGATGACCGCCCTTGGGGTTGCTGTCGGTGGACATCGCGCGGATTTCCAGCGAGGACTTGCCCTCTTTGCGCGCGAATGCATTCAGTTCATCGCGGGCCTTGGTTTCATCGGCATTGCCGTTGCCCATGTCGCCGCGCTGGATCATTGCTTCAAGCGCGGCGTTTTTCGCCTCGATTGCTTGCACCTTTTCCATTGCGCCGGTGATTTGCTCAGCCATCTTGTCGAATTTTGCCTCATCGACAACATCGCGGTTTTTCACCGCGTCAACGTCAGACCGAAGCGCGGTGAATGCGGTATTCACGCCCTCAATCAGACCCTTGATTTCATTCATGTCAGACATTTGTCAGACCTTTCAGGAGTTGTTGCAGTTGTTGTTTGACCTCTGCCTCAGCGTCCCGCTGATCTGCGTTGCCAGAGCCCGAAGCGTCCCGCTTCTCAGCCCAAGCCTTCCATCCATCCGCCGTGATGATTTTCGCATCCCAGCGGGAAAACCCTTGCGCGCGAAGCATGGTCTCAAATGCACGCTCCGTCATTGCAGACTTCACGCTCTGCACCAGCGCTGCCTGATCTGCTGGGATGGTGACAAACGACACTTCCCACAGATCGACCTCTTTCAAAATCCGCGTGCCACCTTGCACGATTTCATCGGCGATAGTGCGGAAACCAATGGACAGCCCGTCAATCGCGCCCATGGAAAGCAGTTCATAGGCCTCTTGCCCGCCTTCGGTTTTCAGTGCCAGGCGGCCTTGGACATACAGCCCCTTGGCATCTTCGCGCACATCATCCCAAACGCCGATAGGTTCATCCATATCATGCTGCCACAGCATCTTGGGCTTGCGCTTGGCCAGAGACTTGGAAAACGCGCCCGGCTGGACGGTGTCGCCATAGGCATCCACGCCACCGAACACTGACCCATACCCGGACACAATGCCAGCAGGATCGGCCTTTAGTTCAAGCGTGACTGATTTGAATTCCATTAGACAGCCTCGCGCTTCAGTGTGGACATATCAAACACATCACCATACTGGCTTAGTCGTGCAATCATGGCAGTGGCAATGGCAACGGTTGCCACTTTCATCTTCAACCGCGCCACGCGGCCAGCATGAGGCCCTGATACACAAAGAACTGTCATTTCAGCCATCATATGCCCCTATATGCCCCTAGGTTTGTCGTGTTATATCATAACATATTGCGCGACGCAATCATTCGCCCGTTTTAGGCCACGGCCTGCCAACGCGGCGATAGATTAATGCACAGCGGCAGTTGATCACGTTGCCAGCAGACCCCGCAGGATCACCCGGCCCTGACATCAATTCAATAACGCCGTTCTTGCTCGGCACCTGAAACAGTTCATCAGGCCCCACTGTCACCTCGTTCATAACGCGGTGGTTGAACTCGTCAACAATGCCGTCGCCCTCGCCGAAGTCCCGCGTCCGATGATCGAATACCGATACCCATCGCTTATTGAGCGGCGCAACTGCCGTCTTGGCAACCTCTTGGCTGGCGTGCATCGCGGCTGTGTGAACCTCAGTGCGCGCGATGATATGCGCCCGCGTGCGGCTCAGCGCTGGCACGGCCTGACGCATGGCCGATGCGATTTCATCAATCGACAACCCATCTTTGACGCCGCGCTCAATTGCCCGCATGATCTGATCACGGGTTGTTTCAATGATCTGCGTGATTTTATACCCGCCGAACCGATTGATAAACTCGCGCATGATCTGTTCGAATAGCGTCTCTGCCTCGGCCTTGGTTTCCAGCTTGGCGAATGCAGCCTTCTCCTGATCAATCGTAAACACCGCCCCGGCCAGAATGCTTTCACGCCACATGCGCACCATGACCGCGCCCAGATCACGTTGCGCATCTATCGGCACCATCACAGCGCCCGTGGATAGCCAGCGGTCAATCGCCGCGCCGTAGACGGCTGGAAAGGCCTTGCCAAGCCTGCGCTCATTGCGCCGCATAACCTTTACCTGCTCCAGCCATTGCGCGCGGGCGGTTTCATGGTCACTTGCCATAGGCCAGCAACTCCATCGCCTTGGTCATGTCCTCTTTCAACGCGGCATCGCCAAGCGGCTCATAGCCCATCGCCTCGCGCGCTTCATCCACTGTCAGCACGCCAGCCGCCACACCTTTCAACATGCGATCATACAGCCGCGTCCGCAGCCCCTCTAGCGCGCCGATCTTGTCCATGTCCACGCGGAAGGCCAGCCCTTGCCCGAATGCAGGCAGCAGCCATGCGCCGAACTGCGACAGGAACGAATTGAACAGCGGCAGGACGGTATCGGTGTAAAGCCGCTCTTTGGCTTGCTCCAGGTTGTTGAACGTGCTGGCGTCATTGTCGATCAATGGCAACGGCACGCCAAACGCGGATGCAATGAGTTTCGCCGCCTCTTTTTGCGTGGTGGTAAAGTCCATATCGCGCGGGCTGGTGTCCATCGCCTTCCAATCGGCACCGGCTGGCAAGACAGGGATTGACCCGGCGTTGTGCTCGCCCTGAAATGCCGACTTAAACCACTCTTTCAGCCGCGCCACCACTTCGCCGCCAGCATCCGTTGCCAGCGTGATCAGGCCGGACGGGCGGGCGCTGTTGCGCAATAGGCTGTAGTTCCACCGCATACCGGCGTTGTGGGTGTCTGCGGCGATGCCAGCGGCCATGAGTGCAGACTGCCCACGCCAATAGTCCAGAGGATTGTAGGATTTCATGAAGAAAGCCTGACTGCGCCCGGTCAGCCGATCAACGGGGAAAACTTTCTTGCTGTTGTTCTGGTCATAGACATATGCCGCAGCAATGCCGCCCTTGCCCGGCTCAACCTGCATGTAAAGCGGGTTCAGGTTCCACAGTTCAGCAATGCGCCCAGTTTCAGGATATCTCGCAATCGCCATTTCCCCGGTCAGCAGGTAATTCGTGAACGCCTCAGTAATAAACCCATCCCACCCCTGCGTAGGATTTGGCCGCGCCAGAAGATCAAGCGCCGGGCTATTCTCAATCGGCTCGCCGCGCGATGTAACCTCGATAACCAGATCAGCAACAGACCGCGTGATTTCGCACACGGCCCGATAGACGACGACGTTTAGCTGGTAGCCTTCTTCAACATAGCCGCGCGCTGAATTGCGCGTCCATGCTGGCCCACCCGGTGAAAAGAAGGCCGCGCCTGCCGGATGTTCCTTAACTTCGATCTTGCGGGAAAACGGCCAAGCCATACGGCGCTCCTAGCTGTGTTTGCGCGATGTTATACCATAACGCGATGAAAGGCTACAGGACGAAGAACCCGCCTTGCCTAGACTTGACCATCGGCCCAAGCGCGTATCGCAGAGCGTCGATATAGTGGTTGTTTGCATCCACAACTACTGGCTGAATGTCTCCAGTGTTGCGGTCAACCTTGTAACTATAGAGCCTGAACTCGCGCGCGGTGTTTGGGCAATCTGGATGGATCACAACGCGTTCATAGGACTTGATATGCTCAATCCCATCTTCGACGCACCCAGGCCACTTATCAGCCGCGACAATCCCCGGCAACCCATGCCGCCGTAGAAAACTGATACTCTCCGGTCGCGCATTGTCGGCCCTGACTGTGTGCTTGCCAGCGTTAGGGATGCGGTCAGTGACGAACTGCCCCGTTTCATCTAGCTCCAGTTTGGTTCTGCCAGCCTCGCGCCGAATGTATAGCACATTCTTCTCAACATATGCCTGCACGGCTGCTGTAGGGTCATTGGCAAAGCCGAAGTCAAGCCCATGATAAGGCCCGCCCCATGTCGGCAAAGGCTCGAACTCATCGACGGTAAACTTGCCCCCGAAGATTTGGGCATCGGTAAGCGTAAGGAATGCGCCTTCCCATACATGATCGTAAATCTCTGGCCTTAGTCGCTGGTCCTCGATCCGTTGTTTGTTCAGAATATCAGGGAACCACGGGTTATGCCGCCAGTTGATTGTTGACACAACGCAATCGCTAGGCGGATCGGCAACAAACCTGCGATGCACGGCGCTTTCCGAACTCTCAGGATTATAGCTTATCCAGTTTTCAGCATGCCATCCGTCACCTTGTTCGCGGATTGTCGGGATAAGTTTGCGCCACGCCACCTCGGATGCATTCTCGGCCTCATCGGTCCAATTGCCAATGATCCGCGCTTTGGATTTTATGCTATCCAGATTGTGCCGAAGCCCAGCGAAGGCATAGCTAATGCGACGGTTCTGCGTTCTGATGTATTTTTCGCCAATGTCGAAATATGCAGCAAGCCAAGGCTCTGAACGGATCGCGGCCTTGATTTCCTCCATGCTGCTTTCGTCTAGGCTGTTGAGATGTTCGCGGCTGGCAAGGAAAACACCCTCCACGCCTAGTTCAGCCAGTTGGTAAACCCTCAGTGCTGATCGCTTGGCAATGGCTCTTGTTTTTCCACTGCCTCGCCCGCCCTTAAATATGCGGGTTCTGGCTGGCTTGGCAAAGTTAGCCGTGATGCGCGGTATTTCCTCAATCGTCGCTTTCATCTAGTGCCTTTGGCGCAACAAACTCAATCACATTTGGCTTCGGCGTCATGCTGCCATCGGTGCTACTATGATCCACAGGCTGCACAGGTGCTCCAAGGCCACGGGTTTCGCTGTCAGTCAGCAGTTTCAGCATGGCGGCTTCCACATACTCGGCAAGCACTTCCTCGCTGGATAGTTCATTCAGTCGCGCCTCAGCTGCGCGCAGAACACGTTCACGAATGCGGATAGCCGCCTCAGCATTACGCAAGGCGGCTACTGCCGTATTCATTTCCAGCTTCTTTTGCTCGGATGTCTTGCCCTTTGGGTTGCCATTACTACCCTTCTGGAACCGCGTTGCGGGTGAAGGATTAGGGTTTCCGGGCTTTCCTCGTTTTTCCGTCATTTGGAAAAGTTACCACGTTGGCTAAGTTTCGTCAAACTCACTTCACCGCCCGCCGCGTTGTGAACGCCACTTCGCTTTTCTTCGCCGATAGTGCCGCGCCTTTTTCGGTGAGGTTCCATGATGCGCCCCATGCGGGAAGCTTGTGCGGGCCTGATACCAAACCATGCGCAGCCATGTCTGACAGTGAGACGCCAACCGAATGCACGTCGGAATTCTTCATGCGGGCGGCGATTTCGTGGGCCATCCACTCGATAAACGGCCCGCGCGTTTTGTGGATCATGGCCGCAGCGATTTGCATGTATTCGGTCAATCTGTCGCCCTTCCGTGTTTTCTGCGAACCGTCTGGTTTGCGATAGCCGCGCATGTGCTGGATTGCGTCGATGGATTTGCCCGTGGCGGTCGAGGCTGCGCGGATGGATGGATAGGTTACGCCGTCTATTTCAATGGGCGTTCCAAGGCGTTTCCCGATGCGGTCAACGTTTCCATATTTGTTGAGGTGATAGTGGACTGTTGTTGTATCCACCCCAAGTCGCTTGGCGGCTTCGGTGATGGAAGAGAACTTTCGCCCGTCTGGCATGGTTACTGTGGTGGTCATTTGGCTTCCTGCGAAAGGGCATACTTGATCAGGATAACTGCGTATTGCGCATCGCTGATTTGTGAACGGGTGACGGCCTCGGCCTTCTGCTTGGCATCGTCAAACGCTGGCACGAGATCAGCGCCGATTGCCACGCGCATGTGTTTGCGGCCATCATTCCCCATTGAAAATCCCCGACACGAAAGCGTTGTGTTGAGCCGACAGCGCGCGGGTGAGAACCTGGCCCTTGCAGTATGCATCGATAAACCGCAGCGTCATGCGGTAATAATCAACCCGCGCTGATCCTCCGCGTGCATGTGTCGCCATCATCATCTTGTTGCGCAGAGTGATAACGGTTGCATCTTTGGTTGTCTCTGGCATCCCTGAAATCATGACGCGGCAAAATTGATCAAGCGCATGGCGTGGCGCGCGATAGTAGGCCACAGCCACAGCGGCGCGGACAACAGCATTCTTCACCCCACCGTTGGCGGCTGTCAGGTTTTCCAGCGCATACGAAATCCCGTCATTAAGCTTTTCGATTGCCGCGCCGATTTCCTGAACTGTCATGTTTTTCTTGGTAGGCCGCTCCGCAGAGTTTACCAGCCGAACGATTGCCACAGCATAACTGATATGGCCATGCTCGGAAATCATGCCGCTGATTTTCAGCGCGTCCGATGCCGACCGCGTCCGGCCTTGGTCAATCGCCATTGCATCCGATCTGGACAGCCCAAAGGCAACATACATCTGCACCGCAAGCCCTGACCTGACAACCGCCATCAGGCGATGTTGTCCATCTGCAAGAACGCCATCTTCAAAGAAAGCGATTGCGTTCTGGTGAGTGTCGCGCCACTGGCCTTGCGCCATGTCTGCGGCATATTTCGTCACTGATGACATCGAGACTGGACGGTTTACCGTGTTTTGGTCACGAAGCCATTGCGATGCCATTTCTGGCGTGACAATCATTCTATTCATCTGCATAATGCAACCCTCTGATACAGTTTGAAGCCTGTGTCTGCATACTACCAAGACGCCGCAGCTTGTCAACAGTTGCGGCGTCTCTTTTATTGGTTTTCACCCGTTTCTGGAAATGCTTTTGCGATTGCGGATAGATCAGGCAGGCCAGCCGCTATGGCGATAGCGCGGCGCTCGTCTGCTGTGAGTGGTTTGCGGTCTGGCTGGGGAGTTGGTGCCGCGAGTGATAGCCGCTCTGCCTCTTTCTTGCCGCGCATGGCTTTCAGGATGCCAAGAATATCACCCGGCGTTGGCCTTGCGCGTGGATTGTCGCGGTTCCACTGTCTCAGGCCCCACACGACTTGCTCTCGTGTCCAGTCCTGCAACTCGTCGCACCACCACGCCAGTTGCGCCGCCTTGATTTCGTCGGCTTCATGCGGCTGGAAATAGGCGCTGAGAACCGTCTTGACCTCAGAAGCAATCGCTCGTCGGTGATCTTCCAGCCCTTGCGGCGAAAGCGATCTGGCGATCTGTGGCGTTGGTGCCGGATACTGCCGCGCGATTTCGTTGCCCAAAATACCACTCCATTTTGATAGATTGCCATCCTAACTCTTCGGCCATGCCCAGCGCGTCGGATGCGTCACCCCCAGCCGCGTTGATTGCGGCTAGGGTTTTGGCGATGCGGATTGCCGCTGTTTCGGTCAGTGGCTTTTTGATCTTCTTGCGCCATGCGGTGAAGCTATCTGCGGCGCGGCGGGCGCAATGATGCGCGATGATTTCAGCCGGGGTTTCGATCATGCTGCGCCTGCGAACAGATCGCCAACAGATGCTTCTGCTTCTTTCAGGTTTTTGCCAGCCTGTTGCGCATATTCCGGTTTCAACTCAAACCCGATGTAGCGGCGGAATTGCTTGACGGCCTGATACCCCGTCGAGCCGATGCCGTTGAACGGGTCCATCACCACATCGCCAGGCTTTGTGTAAAGCCGCAGGCAGTTATCGATTGTGTCGAGTTGCAGCGGGCAGACGTGGCGCTCATCGTTTGCGCCCTTCATGCGGTTCAAGACGTTGCCTTGCTGAATATTCATCCATACCGGCGATGCAAGCTTTTGCCACTCGTAAACGTCAAACTCTACATGCGGCAGAAGTGCGGCGATCTGCTCATCTGTCGGGGTTTCCGATGCCAAGCCGTTTCGGTGCATTTCGTGCAGCCACGTTTTGACGATCTTGACAGCCTCATCGCTAGGCACGCGTTCCTGTCGAATTGTTACGCTCATATCGCCGCCGCAATCAGGGCAGAAATTAGATGAAAAGTCATGTTCAGTTTCACAATTATCGCAGTAATGACCCTGTGTTGTGATATTTTTGAATTGAGGCGCGCAATGTTCCACACGGTCAGGATTGTCACCCGGCGCACGGAAAAACAGCATGTAGTCCGGCATGCCAACGCGGTTCATGGTGCTGTCTTTGCGGATCTGCTTATACAGCAGGCCCAGAGCCTTCGTGCGCTGCATTTCAACTACGGGGTCTTTCCAGATCGTCACACGGCCATGATAGATCAGCCCCGCGTCAGTGTGAGCCTTGATCAGATCGCCGCTGAAATCTTGCAGCCCGATAGCCCCATCCCGCCCCTTACGCATCGGAAGGTCAGTGCAATGCACGCATACCATGCGGCCAGGCTTCATCACGCGGGTCAGCGCCTCGCAGAAAAACTTGTATTGGTTGATAAATGCCTGCCCATCTCCAGCATTTCCCAAATCCCTTTCGCTACTTGAATAAACAAATAATGAACCGAATGGCGGGCTAAAGCAGGCCATATCAATTGATTTTTCTGGCATCGACCACATACCCTCAATGCAATCTGAATTGTGCAAAGCCCACCCAGCACCACTGAATTCAGGTTTTTTCATTTCACATGGCTCCAAGCCTGATTGAGTTTTATTTTGCTGACGACTGTCTGATTGATCCCATAGCTTGCCGCAATGTCGATCTGACGCCTATTGTCAGACCTGATAGACCTTACATCATCATCGGTTAACTTAGCATTATATGACGCCATTCCGCGCGCCTGGTTATTGATGCGCCTTCCTTTTGCATCCATATCATGCACGTTTTCAGTTTGCGTTCCGACGCGAAGATGGCCAACATTCACACACTTTGGATTATCGCAAGTGTGCATCACAACCATCCCTGATGGTATTGGACCGATTAAACGTGACACAGCAAACCGATGCGCTTTCACCAGCTTTCCACCAATACGCAACTGGCCATACCCTTTTCTGTCACACGACCCTGTCCACTCGACGCACCCGCTATCTCGCATTGATGACCTAGCCATGAAAGCATCATCTGGCGTCTTGTAATGTGGTGATGCGCCAGCTGTTGGGTTCCCATACTTATTGTATCTTTTGTAGTGAGCTAAGCACCACCCAAGATGCCGCGCATCCTTGTCGCAGCCATCAATCTGGCATAATGTTTTGATAGTCATTCAAGCCCCTTTCGCTTGTCTGATATATGGCGGGTGAGATTGCAGTCTCCCCGCCAACAAATCATATAACATACATAGGTAATGGTCAACTTCCAGTTTTGACCCACGATGGAAATTCCAAGTCCAGAGGCCTGTCGTAAGCTTCGCGGCGCTTTGTGTCCGATTGCGCTGACTTCATGGCTTCGGCCATGCGGCGCTTCATTTCATCGTGTTTTTTCGACTTGATGTTGACGACATTCCAGATCGACGCCTCGGTGTCTGCAATCACGATATCATTGCGCACCACCTCAGTTTGGCCGAACCGATGCGACCGGCGAACCGCCTGATAGTGCTGCTCATAGCTGAAGCTGATCGAGGCAAAGACGGCATGCGCACAGTGCTGCCAGTTCACCCCGAAGCCTGCAAGTTTCGGCTTGGTGACGATCACGCGATAGGCCCCATCTGCGAAGCCCAGCAGGCGCTTCTCCTTTTCATCCGCATCCATATCGCCGCGCACTTCCATCGCGCCGGGGATCATCTTGGACAGTAGTGCGCTTTCATCGTTGGTTTCGCACCATACTGTCACCGGCTTATCGTGCGTTGACAGTTCAGCCGCCATATCGCAGCGGTGTTGCAGCGTCAGGCGCTTTTCTGCATGGAATGACGTTGCCGACATCTCAGGAATGCGAAACAACATGCCTTCATCGACGTTCTGCATACGATCCGCTGCTACCGTGTGAATTTTCCTGTCGATATCCGGCAGGATATACCCGGCATCATCGCCGCCCAGATCGGACGGAAGCGTTGCACACCGCGACCATGACGCGACGAAACCCCAGAAGTCCTCGACTGCATGGCCTTTCAGCCGCCAATCCTGCGAAGCTGTTGCGGTATCGTTGATAAACCATTTCGACAGCATTTCCTGTTGGCGCATCACGCCAAGAAACTCTGCGTGGTTGCCAAGTTCGGTGTGGTCATTCGGGCTTGGTGTTGCAGTTGCAGCCATCTTGAACGGCGTCAGTTCAAACGCATCTTGGATCATCGCCCGCGTGCGGCCTGCGTATGATTTCAAAATGCTGCTTTCGTCAAGCACCACCGCGCCGAATGATGCGGGATCAAGCTTGGCAAGCCGCTCATAGTTTGCAACCATGACGCCCGCGCCGACTTCGGATTGCTCGCGAATTTGGCGCGCATCGATGCCGAATTTATGGCCTTCGCGGATCATCTGCCCAGCTACGGCAAGCGGGGTCAGGATCAGAGACGGCTTTCCGGTTTCTTCGGCGCACTGGCGGGCAAATTCCAACTCGATAAACGACTTGCCCAGACCCGTGTTGTGGCACCAAATTCCGTTGCCAAGGTAACACTCATCGCCGGGGACGTGCATGTCATACTTGATTTCTTGGCCTAGTTTATGGATACTGGCAACGCTGCAAACCTTACCAGAAAGGAACCAAGATGGGACGCCCAAGGTCTGTTGAAATTGATATTGAAGAAGTTCGCGCCATGACCGCCCAAGGCGCGCGCTTGAAATCAATCGCTGCAAAATTCGGATGCTCGGCCCAGACCATCCTGAACCGGATGAATGAAGCGGGGATTGAAGCGCATCCGCAGCATTCAAATCCGGGGGAATTGAACCCGGCATGGAAGGGCGGTCTGATGAGTGACGGCAAGGGGTATCTGTTGCGCTTTGCGCCTGAGCATCCGTTTGCAGATAGCAACCGTCGAGTGCGAGAGCATAGGCTAGTGATGGAGCAAACGCTTGGCAGATACCTTCTGCCTTCCGAAGTTGTTGACCATATCGACGGAAATACGATGAACAATCATCCGTCGAATTTGCGGGTGTTTGCATCCAATGCTGATCATCTGGCAACGACGTTGAAAGGCAAGTGCCCTCAATGGTCGGATGAAGGTCGGGCGCGCATTCAAGAAGCTGTCCGACGCAAACGTCCTCGCAAGCAACCCAACCTTGCGGGGTAAGGAATCTGTGACCAGCGGTCGCGCGAATTGTGCGACCGTCTGACATTGTGACTTTGAACATATCGCCATATCCTTTGGCGAATGGGGCGGTTGCCAAAGACCATTTGACAGAACCATCACGGCACCGCGACAAAACCGTAATTGCATGACCTGCGTTTGCAAGGTCATCAATCCTCATATCTCCCTGCGATGTGGTGATAAGCGTATCGCCCGATACGCAATCCAAGAACGCCGCAGACTTCCCTCGGTTAAGCGCAAACCTCAGCACCACGTCCTGATGCGCCTTTGCATTGCTGTTTATTGCGCGCGGCTCAAATCCTGCCATCTTGGCGGCTGGTGCCCGCGAAGCAATGAATTGCCGATATTCCTGTAAACTCACATCGCCCTCCTTGGCGTCTCCCTAATGTCGCGCGGCGCGCCGGGGGAGGAACCGGGTTTCAGTCGGCCAGACCTAGCCGCGCTTGATTACTATGCCCTGTTTAGCGCGTGCGATCAATCAAGGAATTTGCTAATCTTGCAAAGTCTGGTTTGCAAAACTTAGCAAATCGTCGCCATCAGGCTCGCTTCCGCTATATTGGAAAACCTCCCTGATAACGGCTTCAAACTCGGATCGGACGTTGAAACAGTCACCCGCCAGCTTCGATCTGTTATCGCCGTCTCTGGCAACGTGATGCCGCGCCAAGGCGTCAACGTAATCCATCGCCAACCTTTGCACGCGATCCATTTTGTCGCGCGTCCAGATCAACTCAGCCATCACTTCATCTTCTAACATGTTGTATATTCCCTTTGGTGAGAGTTGCTTAGCAGACATAGGAAGACAGCCCCGACATAAAGTCAGGTTGTCCCCCATGCCCGCGTGATCAGTTTGGCATTCCCTTCGGAGCCGAGCCGCCATCACAGACCCTGACATAGCGCAACGCCTGTCAGGTTAACCGCTACTTTCACGGGTGTTGCCCCGTGGCACTCAGGCTTCGGTCTTTCGGACTGCCCTTGGGCTGTGAGTGCGCCCCATAGTAACCCTTGAACCCATGCAGCTAACGTCCACCGACCTGCATAAGCTTTTTCTTTGTGGGGGTTCTTGAAAGACACGCCGACATGCGGTAGTCTTTCGTCACCGATCATACGAACCCGGCAAAGGTTTGATCGGTCAGGCGGCAAGGTGATAGCTTCACCTGCCGCCGCTTTCTTTTGTGCGCCACTGTTTTCAATTTGGCAAGCTGCAAAAGTGCAAAGCCTGTTTTGCAAAACTGCAAAGCCTACTTCCGCCGCGCCGCCTCAGCCCTGACACCATGCAGCACGGTCGTATGATGCCGACCCATGATCCGCCCGATCTGAGGTAGCGACATGCCGCGCTTGTGGGCCAGATACATCACGAATTGGCGTGGGTTGCTGAACTTGCGCGCGCGGCAATGGCCGAGAATATCCGCCTCTGTGATGCCAGCACGGTTTGCGACGATGCGGATAAGGCACGCCAGCGACTGGCTCACGATATTTGACCCTTGATCGGCAGCTTGACCAGAGACCCGGCTTCACGCGTTGGGATGCCCCACTCAAACAACCGCATCCGCACGTCATTGATTGACCGCACCACAGCGCAGCGATAGCCCAGCGCCTCAAGCTGCTTGATCATCGCAGCCTGCTCTCTGGTGACGCTTCCGCCCGGCGCTTTGACCTCGAAGAACATCGGCCCGACATGCTGCCATGTGATTACCTGAATATCTGGAAACCCGGCAACCTGCCCCATGGATTTACGCCGCGCGCCGTCGAGGATGCCCGCTTTTCCACCGCGCACGCCCTCGTTTGCGGAATGATGCACGATTGCGTCGGGCAGGACTATGCGCAGCCATTGCAGGATAGCCTTGTGGATTTGCGCCTCCGTCATTTCTGCCCCCGTGCGCGGATGGATTCCGGGATAATAGCCATGCACAAATCGTCAAAACCGGATGCGCCAAAATCCTCCCAAATCCTGAACTGCCTGCGAACCTCAGCCTCACACGCCTCCCGCTCTGCCTGCACAGCCGCGTCAATCCGGCGCTGGCATTCGGCCTCGGTGAGGCACAGATCGGTGCGGGTGTATGCAATGGCACGTCTCGCATCAAAAAATTTCCCTACATCGTTCAGGTCGGTTTCCAATGGGCAGCATCCATCCTCGTTATCATCGGGTATAACCCAAACCCGTTCCGGCGCGTCCTGCATATCCTGTCCTCTCATTTCAGCCGCGTGCATTGCGCGGGCGGTGTCGGCGGGGGCTGTGGTGATGGGGCGGGTCATGGGGTGGACTCACAATCCAAGAGAACATAGCATTTGCTGCGCACGTCATATTCAACGTGGGGTGGGTCAGATTGCAGGAAGTCGGCGATATCTTTCGCGGCTTGCGGGGCGGAAATGTCGAATGTCTTCATCAGGTCGGCGCGGCGGATTTGTCCGAACTGGCGAAACGTAGTCGCGATGAATTCCTGCCGCGTGTTTTGAAACCACTTGCTCATCACACGCCCTCCTTGCCGCCAGCATCATCCTGAAACCGATCATACGGCCTTGGATCACGGTATCCATCAACCTTGCACCGCTGATTTGGCAGCAGAATGGATGCGTTCGTTTTGGGCCGCTTGATCTTGCACTGTGGGCATTCGACGCCAAGCCGCTCGCGCCGTTCACGGCGATCTGATTTGATGTCATTGAAGTATTCACCCATGTCGCCCATTATTTATCCTCCTTGCCGCCAGCATCCGGCGCTGGACTGTTATCAACGGCGGTTGGTGATAGCGGTAGGTCGATCAGGGCGAGGATGGCGGCCTTGATCCTCTGGCGTTCAAAGCTGCTGAGTATGACTAGAGGTATAATGGTTTTCATTGCCTCCCGCAGCGCATCGGCCCGGATTTGCGCGGGGTCGGGCGTGCGGCGGTTCCATGCGGCGATATGCTTGGGATAATCCATATCAACGCCGCGATGTTGGACTGCGCATCCCTCAGTTTTGCATGATGCAATACGCTGTTTCCCGATGATCAATTCTGCCCCGCAGAACGGGCACGGCTTCAACTCCAGCCCGCTCATGCTTCACCGCCAATCGCGTTGAGGGCTTCGCGTGCTTTCTCCATGATCAATTCAAGATCTGGAAATGCCAGTGCGTAGTCCTCCATCCACTCCAACGCCTCCACCAGCGCCACAACGCGTGGGTCTGACAGCGGGTCGGCTGGCTGGGTGGTCAGGGCGGACAGGATGCGGGCTTCGTAGTCAGCCTGCGCTGCGGCTTTGGCGGCATCTAGGTTATCGAATTTCGCCGGAGCCGTGTATCTTGGAGGGAAGTCGTCATATTCTACCAAGACAAACTTGAAGCAAAACCCCCCAAGGTCGAACCCTACTGAATATATGCCAGAGGCTGTCTTTGGCTCTAGCTCGACAATAATCATGTGACCACCAATAGCCTCAGCCTTGAACCTCGTGCAAATAGCATCTTCTGGCACCCAAACCAGCGGCTTGACTGTCACCGCGCCACTCATTCCCGTGCCGCCTTGATCGCCGCCCAGCGCAGGTATTGCGCCAGGTTCATTCCAACCAGCCGCGCCGCACTTTCCACCTCGTGCCGCTCATCCGGCGTTAGAGATGAAACCACCCGTTCCCGATTTTGCATTGTGTCGCCTTTCACGTTTGTTTGTGTGTTGACTATGCCCTGTCGCGCGCGTATGGTCAAGGCTAATCGCAAAGGGGAGCAACATGACAGAGGCCAAACATAAGAACGTATTTACTGCACTTTCCGCCGCGCAGTCTGCAATGGAGCCTGTGATTAAGGGAGCTGTGAACCCTGCATTCAAAGGTGAAGGCAAGCCGAAAGGCACGGCATATGCAGACCTTTCGGACGTGGTTTCCGCCGTGCGACCGGCGCTTGTCGAAAATGGCCTTGCATTCTTTCACCAGATCATCCGCCTTGAAAATGGCGCTCTGGATATGCGGACTTCGCTTGTCCATGGCGAAAGCGACACACGAATTGATTGCGATGTGCCATTGATCGTGGCGAAAAACGATATGCAGGGCATGAAGTCAGCTACCACATATGCCAAGCGCATCGGGCTGGAAAGCGTCACCGGAATTGCGCCAGAAGACGACGACGGCAATGCAGCCGCGAAAGCCGCTCCAAAGCATGAAGAACAGCGCAAGCCAGCAGGCCCTACCGCTGTGCAAATCGCAGCGGAAAGCCTGTCAAATGCCGACACACTGGATCAACTCGCCGCGATCTGGAAAGACATTCCCCGCAGCGTGCAGGGTGACGCTGCTGTGATCAAGGCCAAAGATGACCGCAAGGCGGCGCTTGCACCAAAGGTAAACGCTGATCTTCAATCTGATGAAATCCCATACTAGGAGGTATGACATGTTTGTTTCCGTAAAATTCCGTGAAGGTGATACCCGCACCTATACTTATCGGGCAGACGCAACATTTTCTCCGGGTGATAGTGTTTTGGTGGAGGTGAAAGGGGAGCAAAAGATCGTGCATATCGCCGAGATTGATCTTCCAGAGCCGAAGTTTGAGTGCAAGTCAATCATCGGGATGGCTCCGGCCAAGGAAGATATTATTGAAGGTGATGAACTGTGACAGATCAAAACCCCCGCGCCGTGATCGGTGCAAACAACCCACCAGACCCGATTGACACCGCAACAGCACCGTTTGGCGACGTGATCAGCGAGGCAGAAAATTGGCTGGATGGAACCGCCGTTGAAACCGAAGCGCAAATGAAATCTGTTGACGTGCTGATAAAAGGCGTCAAGCAGGCGCGCAAAGCAGTTGACGACGCCCGCGACACAGTGACCAAGCCTTTGCACGATGCGTGGAAAGCCGAAATTGCACGATGGAAGCCGACGCAAGATGACCTTGACCGAATCGTCAAAGGCTTGGTCGGTATCGTTGACGGCTTCAAGCGCAAGCTAGCTACGGAAAAGGCAGAGGCTGACCGCATCGCACAAGCTGCGGCTTGGGAGGCTACCCGCAAGGCGCAAGAGGCCGCACGGCTGGCAGATGCCACCAATATCGAGGCGACACGCGCTGCGGCACAAGCTATGGCTGAGGCAGAGGCGGCACAAGCTGCTGCGAAGGCTACCGCATCCGATACGGTGAAGGGTTTGCGCTGGTATGACCGCTATGAAATTGTTGACCACCGCAAGGCGCTGCATTGGATTGCGGCGAATGATCGTGATGCCATGACAGCCTTTATCGAGGCATATGTGGCGAAGAATGCAACGCGCTTTCCGGCGGATGCCGTGCGCAATTACAGGGAGCAAAGGGCAGTATAATGGCAAGAACATCAAACGCAAATGCGACAGCGCCAAGCTATAAGGCAAAGAGAAATGGTTATGGCGCAAAAATCATCAAAACTATCATTCGTGATGGCCGCGAATGGCAACTTCACGCAACAAAGGGATGGCGGTCATATCGCCTGGCAAAGGTGTAAACATGGCAGGCGTAAACAAGGTCATCATCATCGGCAATCTTGGCCGTGATCCAGAGGTAAGAACATTCAGCAACGGCAGCAAGGTTGTTAACCTGAATATCGCTACCTCTGAGACGTGGAAAGACAAGGCTAGCGGTGAAAAGAAAGAGCGCACGGAATGGCATACCGTGGCAATCTTCAACGAACCGCTTGGCAAGATCGCAGAGCAATATCTGCGCAAAGGCTCGACGGTCTATATCGAGGGAAAGCTGGAAACCCGTAAGTGGCAGGATCAATCCGGCGCAGACCGCTACACCACTGAAATCGTGCTGCGACCGTTTAACGGCGAACTGACACTGCTGGGCGGCAAGTCTGACCGGCAAGACGACAGCCGCCAAGAACGCCCGCAAGACAGCGGAACGCGCGAAGACTTGGACGAGGTGCCCTTCTAGTGACCAGCCCCAAAGCCCGCAAGGCTGATCTTGACCGCCGCGCCACCCAAGCGCTGCGGCTCATTCTCGCAACCGGCTGGCGATCCGATGCGCTGGCCGCTGATACCGCAGCCGAGGTGCTGACAATGGGCGGCGCGACCGAAGCCGAAGCCCGCGCGGCAATCCGTCGCGTGATGCCACAATTCTCAATCATGGATGCAAACTAATGACCGATGCACACAACGTCACTGCGCAGGAGTTGCGCCAATTCATTGAACGCGCCGAGGCGATGGCGGCGGAAAAGGCCGATATTGCCGAACAGGAAAAGGAACTGTTTGCCGAGGCCAAGGGGCGTGGATTTTCTGTCAAGGTGATGCGCAAGATCATCCGTGACCGGAAGTTGAAGCGCGACGAACTGGCCGAGTTTGAGGCCATCGAGGAACTGTATCGCCAAGCTGTAGGGATGGCGTGACATGTTGAAAAGTGTGACTTTTGAACTTGATGGTCTGACAACAATTCAGACATTGCCAAGAATTCATTGCTATGGATTTGAAGACTTGGGAGATAACCCATTATTGCACAGATGGCGCGCAACATGGGAAGCTGATGGCAGCGGTATCTGGATGCAAGCTATGCCAGTGATACGAAACACGCCAACGGGGGCATGGATTGCCAGACACGCCTATAGAGAGGCCACAAAGCAACCATGGGAGGATGGTGCGCCAGCCAAAGAATGGAATTATGATCCAAACTTTAAGCGGTGGGTCAGCAATAAGAGTGGCGCTTCATATGCCAAACCAACAAAAGAAGAGGCTATCAAAAGCTTGGCGATCCGTCTGACGCGTTGGACATGTAGGATTAAGGCCGAATACGATAGGGCTATGATTGCCACGGGAACGCTAAAAGCACTGTGCCCAGAATTTTCCTCATATGCGGAAACCTCCAAGAAAAACCTTTTGGCCTCTGGCATGCTATGACCAAGGAACGCGCGCCGAAACCAATGGTGCGAAAGGCGGGCGGCAGATTGTCGCCCGTTACCGCATTTGACGCAGAAGAACTGGACGCTTTCCCAGAAGGCATGATGTTTGATCTTGTGGCGCGCAACAAAAGAACGCTACCTTTACACCGCGTCTACTGGCAGGCTCTCACGCGCGCCGTGGAGGCTACAGGGCGCTGGCAGTCGCGGGAAGCACTCCACACCAGTCTAAAGGTTCGCATGGGGCTTG